GTGATGACCGGAGCGCTGTTGGTACTCGCATCGGGCAACTCTCCGTAGCCGAACACATCGACGCCATCAGGCATGACATAGGCAAACTCGAGTTCGCCCACGTCGTACGCATCATCATTCGGCCATGGCATTTATGCGGGCTCCGTGCCGTCCCACGGCCAGCAGAGTTGTCCGAGCACGAACAGGTCTTTCGCCGAAACCAGGTTTGCAGTGCGAGGAACAGAACCAGCGGGACCGAACCATCGGAAGAGTCGAGAGAGACCAAACGAGTCTCCTGGTGCTCCGTCGCGTTGGTACTTGCAGCGCGCTGTTGGCTTTTTGTTGCCTCGTGGTTCCGCCGCAGCAGCGCCAGGAATCGATCCGACCGCCAACATTTTGATGGCCTCCCACGAGGGACCGGGACCTGTGAGTCCAACGCGAACACGAGCGAAGCATTGAGCTGTCGCTGGATTTTCTGAAGTGAGACCTGCAATCGAAGGTGTTGCCGCGAGTGATCGAAGGAACACGGCATCATCGCACCCGGAGATGAAGGAACCATCCACGAGCGCATCGAGCGCCATGAATATGCCCACGCCACCAACAGCACTGCCTGCAACGGGGTACATCGCCGCGGCCCAGCATTGGGGAGAGTCGTTGTATCCGATGGCCTGCAGAATGTAGGCATCCGTGTTTGGACTCATTACGTCGAACGTCGGTGCTGCATCTGTTCCGCCACCAATGATGACTGCTTCTCCTGCAACGGTGGGAACCTGCGTTGCGGTTCCGCCTGTGTAATCACTGGACCAATTCATCTTCGCGCGCAGCGTTTGTCCAACACTTGTGTCTCCGCGCTGAAACACCAAACGTCTCGTGATGCCTCGAACGGTTGGCATTCGAACAGCGATCCATGCCAGTCCGTAGCAAACGCGTTGCACGTCGTTCCACTGATCGGAGTTCGATGCGCTGTTCGCCTGGCTTCCGGTTCCGCTCGTTCGCGTGCTGGACGCAGTGACGGTGCCGCCGATCGCTTTGATGATCTGAATGATCCAGTACAGATACGCAGCATCGCCGTAGAGCAATCCTGTTGCTCCATCACCGTACGAGGGAGCTGTGATTGCTGCTGTGTTGACTGCGACGTTCTTGTTGAGAAGAAGTGCCATGTAGCCTCAGCGCGCCGAAGCGGCGCTGTTGGTGTTTAGGGTGTGCTGACTTGTGCGGTACTGAGACGAGCAAGAGAGAAACTAGCGAGGAGTAGTCACTGTGTTTTGGGCGTGGTGCCGATGCGGGAATCGATCTCTTTTCCTACGAGTCGCACAAGGCGCGATCCTTCGTCGATATACGCACACACGTTCCTGAGATTCCGGAGTTTGATGCCAGTGCTGCTGTCGTTGAGCACGACTTCAATCTCGTCCAATTGGTATTTGAGGAGGATTTGCAACACTTCAGCGAGAGCTTCCGCACCGATGCTGACCTCACTCTCGCTCTCTCCGTCGGTTGCCTGTAGCGCAGTGAGGATGCAACACGCGAGCTGTGCGTTGCCCGTCGACATGCACACCTCGATGAGCTCTCCCCAAAGTCCAAACGATCCAGAAAACGACACCGTTAGTTGTACGACCAACGCGATCCGTTGTGCAGAAATGCAGCGCCAAGAAGCTGCGGGGCAATCCGAGCAACCGCCCGGTATTGATCGGCTCACGATCACTTCCTGCGCTCCGACACAAACTCTCTGGTGCTTTGAGCAGCCAGGTAGCCGATTCGCATGTAATTCTACCGCAAATGGGTGCCGCATTCGCTGGACGCAAACAGGTCAGCGTTATCGGGCTGGTGCTTGTGCTGAACGATGGGCTCGGTGATTCGTTCAGTGGCTATTTCTTCGCGTTCGTTGTTCCAGACTTGAAGTCAGGCACAGAAGGCGGTGGTACCGCAGGAAGTGGGGCGCCTGTGTTTCCCATAATCGTGCCACCAGAGTGGATGTGAGCTTCAAGCCACGTTTTCACGCTTCCCAAGAACGTCGTGAGCGTGTCTGCGAGTGCAACTGGTTCCGTGCCTGTTTCTCCACCGAGAAACACTTTCCCGGTTCCTGACACGTTCAGGACGATCTTCCGATCGCTCTTCGCCGTGACAACAACGTCACCGTCTTTCGTGATTCTCACCGTCGCTGTCGGTTCTGCAGGCCCGTACATGAGCGCTTCGCCTTCAGCCAGGTCCGCATCGGCAAGCATCGATGCTCCCTTGTCGACAACGCACAACACGACGACTTCATCACCGAGCCTCACACCAAACGCTTCGGTGGTGGCCGATACCTTGGGGCGCGATTTGAAGCCGATCGGCGACAAGCATTCTGCCTCTTCGATTGGTTCTTGCTGCTCGTCTGTGTCTCCGTCCTGACCAACACCGAAGAGGCTCGCGGTCACAACACGCACGCGTGTGCCGAGCCGCGTTGCGCGCACCTTGAAGAAATCAAAAGCCTGTTCGACGTTCATTGTGGATCCGGTTCGAGGTTGATTGCGCCCTTGGTTCCCAAGGTCAAACGCGTTCGCTGTCCATCGGCACGAGAACCCGAGAACTCGCATCCCGTGATGAGCATGTCTTCGTCGATGTTTCGGAACGTGTCGCGAAGATGAGCCATCGTGTTGAGGGCGAAGAGTCTCCGTGCTCCGTTCACTTCTTGCCCGTGCCCGTGCAGCGTGCCCATATAGATGCGAAAGTTCCGCATCTTCTTCGCCATGAACCTTCGCGCTTCGCGTTCACCTTGCGACGGATTCTTCGCTCGCGAAGAGTGCAAGTACTTCGGTTGTGGAGGGAGTGGATTCTGCACGAACGACCACGCAGCGAGTTGATCGTTCGTGTACGCGCGCCTGGTTGCTTGCGCAGGAGGAGCTTCGTGGCGCTCCGAGATGATGCGGACTCCAGGACGAACGATGGTCGGTTCTTGATTGAATGCGATGGGGTTGCCTGCGGAAGTCAACGAAGGTCCGATGGAAGCTCCAAGCACATCGATCGAGAGGTTTGCGACTCCTGATGTTGGCGCACGAATCACTCCGGGCGGCACATTCGCCATGCTTGGCACGTCGTATTGCACGCGATGACGTGCGGGTGGTGCATCGCCGCGCTTCGCACGTCCCGATGCGTAGACCACCGTTGGAATACCGCGAATCGAGCATTTCAGATCCGTCTCGACTAGCCGTCGGTCGGTTTCAGTGAGTCGCGCAGATCGTTCGAGCTGATACAGCGGTGGTGAGTCATACGCCGGAACATCGACGACGATGGCGAGTCCGCCTTGCGCACTCGGAGCCACCCACGCCATCAATCCCAAGCGATCGAGCAGAGATTGCACTACTTGCCACACCGTCTCATCAGGACGAGGATGCGAGGAATCAACGCGGTGTGCTCGTCTTCTCGTCGATCGCTCCGTTGCGCGTGCTCCTCGACGTGCGCGTGATTGCACTTCGCGAGCAGCGCTCGACTCCACCACATCGACGGCGATTCCTAGTTGCGAGAAAAGCAGTTCGAGCACATCGCCCAACGGACGATTGGAAACCACCGTTCGCGGATCTGCGTCCCAATCGAGAGCAGAGGCTGCAATGTCGCGTCCCGAAATCACCATCGAGAATCCATTGCGTGATTCTGGAGTGCTCAGCTCTTCGATGATGCCGGTGAGCTGTGGCGCTCCATCGATGGAGAGCACGATTGTTCCGCCGAGCTTCACTTCGTCTTGCAAGGTCTGCCACGCGCTCTGTTCGCGTTGCGAATACCAGAGTGAAAAGGTCCACGGCTGCCCCACGTTGAACATATCGAGCGAGACGGTGTAGCGATCCCAGTTCGTGAGCACTCGTCCCGTGCTCTTGAGCAAGAGCTGTACATCGTGTGCGATTGCGTTCGCCATTGATCACTCTGCCGGAAGCACTACGAGACGAGTTCCCGCCGGAATTTCAACGGCATCCACGATCACATTGGCGCGATAGAGAAGGTTCACTTTCCGTGCGTCTTTGTAAACGAGACGAGCGATCTCCCAGAGCGCCATGGTCGAAGGAACCACGAAGATGCTCTGCCTCGATGCTTCGGGCATGTACCGCTCTCGCAGTCCGTAGACTGTCGCGCGTAGCGATTCGAGCGACACGAGCGCATCGTGCGCCATCGCTCCCAGCGGTTCGATCGCTGCGAAGTTCAATGCAAGCGCTTCGATGACAGGACGAAACGCTTCGATCACTTCTGCAGGAAGGCGATCGGTTTCTTCGCAGTAGGTGAGCGCTTCTGCAAGCAGCGGTGCGAGTTTTGGAGGAGACATCATCCACCCACCGAAGCGAGCGCTGCTTCTACGGCAGCATCGGTTTCCGTTGCTTTCGCAACGGCAGCGTCCGCGCTATCCACCGATTGCGCACGCGTCGAGAACAACGTGAGATCCGCAGCGGAAGCGTTGTGCTCTACCCATTCGACGCGACATTCCACTCCACCGCGATTGTCTGCGTGTGCTCGTGTGCTGATGACTTTGATCGCGGCAGTGATGAGTCCATGCGTTGGGTGCGTGAGCTGACCAATCGGCTTGCGTTTGATCGCGCTTCGAAACGCGTTCCAGCGCTCAGGAAAGAGTGCTTCGCCGCCGAAGTCCGCGAGGTCCGCATCAAAGATAATGGTCATCGAGCCGCGTAGTGCGTCTGCGCCCGTGTGTTCCATGTCCGCGCCGGACACTGCTCGCGCTTTGTGCTCGGCGAAGTCTTGTGGTTCGCTGGTTTCACACTCAGTGACGGGCAGCGGTCCCACGCCTTCGTAGAACGCATCGAGAAGAATGCGTCCGAATCGATCCGTGGGGACGGTCATTGTTCCCTCGCACGACTACCAGCAGCCATCGCGTTTTGGTGCGCAGCATCGTGAGGGTCCACACGAATCATCATCGGGCTGGCTCGAAGCGCTTGCGCGAAACCGGCGAGGGATTGGGCATCGACGCGAACGTGAAGGGGCGTGCCTGGCGTAGCAGCGAGTCCCGCCATCGCAGGATTCCAGCGCTGGTTCTCTTGTCTGCGCTCTTCGGCTGTCCGCCGAGCCTCAACAGAGGCCCCGAGTTCTTCTTCGCCGTCACCGAAGAACGCACGCGCACGTTGCCCGAAAGTTGTACCCGTGCGGTTGTTGGCCTCGGTGTTCAGGTCCGCGAACGCAGCTCCAGTGAGTCCAACGGCAGTCCCACCAAGTCCAAGATACGAGAGCACGCGCGCTGCCATCCCTCCACCCGCTCCGGCAACGGCACTACCACCCGCGGCTCCTCCACCAGCAGCTCCTCCACCACCGAGCAATCCAGCCATGCGTCCACCGACGGCTCCACCGAGCTTTCCAAGCCCCCAACTCGCGAGTGGTCTTCCGAAGGCAGCCGCAGCAAGCACGGTGAACGGGTTGTTTGCGGTGAAGTCTGCAAACTGGTTCGAGAGACGCGCGAGCCATGTTGTGTTCTCGGTCACTGCGGTGTCACGCACTTCGTTGTTTGTTGTGAGCGCGGTCAATTGCTCGGCATTCCGCATTGAAGCACCACGCGCTTCATCCGCTGCAGTGAACGACGAGCCCTGTTGCACGAGTGACTGCACACGATCTGCCATTGTTCCTGAGCCGGATTGAGATTGCAGAGCACTGACAAATCGCCGCACTTGCGAGTCAACGATCTGTGGATCTCCTCGACCGCCCCCCTGAAGCATGTTCAGCACGCGTGTGGTGTCTCCGCCTGCCCACTGCATCAGCCGAGACATCACTTGCAGAGGATCGTTGTTGCGCAGTCGATGCACTTGCTGACCGCGGTCATTGATGGTCGATTCAAACAGCTCGCTAGCTACAGCTCTGCCTGATGCTCCACGTTCGTGCAGCGTTTCGTAGAGATTCTGCGTCACTCGATCGGAACTAAAACTGCGCTGGAGCTTTGCGTATCCGTTGAGCGCGTCGCGGGCAGTGGGACCTGCCGCCGCGGCTACTTCACCTACGGCAAGGGTTCGAGCAGCGGCTTCTCGAACAGCACGAGAACGGTCTGCCTCGGTTGCATTTGAACCCAAACGTCCCGTTGCAACTGAGATGTTTTGCATTAGCGGTCCGAGTGCCTGTCCGATCACGTCGCGGAGTTCGATCGAACCTGCTTGTGCGATACCCGTGAGCGATCGAAGCACCTCGCGCTGTTGATCTCCTCGAACGCCCTGCTGATTGAGCATGCCTACAACACGCAGCACCTCGCCCGGATCTTGGTAGGTGTTACGCGCGAACTCGATTGCAGAGAGAGCGTTGTTCAGGTTTTCTTGCCGCGACGATTCCGCTGTCATTCCACTGCGGCGTTGTTCGTCAGTTTGCGAAAGCACTGAGAACTGCGTTTGTGCTGCTGAAATGGCGCTTGCTACGTCGTTCGATTCAAGGCCCCGCAATCGTCCCGTAGTGACTTCGCGAAGGATCTGCGCACGCATTCCGTTCGCTTCGTTCCCAGTGATTCCTGCCTGGTAGAATGCGCTGTTGAGCGTGTGTTCAGTTCCCGCGCGACGTTGCCGTGCGTCCTGAATCTGTCCGTGTGCGCCACTGGCGAATTGCGAAACAGCACCCGCAGCACCTTGCACGACACTCGTTCCCGTTGATCGACCACGCGCAACACTTCGCTCTCGAACTCGGTTGCGTGCTTGCTCTTCGCGAAGCGTTGCTGCTGTGTTCGCGCGCTCAACACTCGCCCACACAGCGCGAATGCGATCGATGCTCCGAATCTGGCGATTGACGCCTGCTTCGGTCACACGGACGCGCTCATCAACACCAGCCTTGGTTGCGTTCGTTTGTGCGCGTTGGCTCACCTGTGCAACTAACGCAGTGCGTTCACTTGCTGTGCGCACCGCTGCAGCCGATCGAGTCGCGCTTGCTGAGATCTCACGCTGTGAGCGGTTCACTTCCGTGGCAATGCGCTTCCAATCGCCAAGCACTGCGGCTGCAGTTCTGCGACTGTCGCGAAGCACCAGGCCAAGAACCGAACGGAACTCGGAGGAGTCACCGCCGAGTGTGAAGAGTGCGTCTGCCACGAACGATCAGGAATTATGCAGGGAAGAGTCGGGTGTAGAGTCGTTCTGCAACGTAGTAACCAACGAGAGTCTGCTCTGTAGCGCAGAGAGCTGACTCGCCAGTTCGAGCGTGATGGAGCAGAGCGAAGCGGCATCGTAACAGCTCAACGATGTCGCTTCGAGACAGCCTTTTCCCGCGTCATCGACCAGCTTGTCCAGCGCGGCTGGTGTGAGTGTTTCGTACGGGCGACGATCAATCGCAAAACGCAAGTACTCTTGCATCAGGTACTCGCGTTCGTCGGGAAACAGTGCTCCGCGAAGCTGACCAACGCTCGTTGCAAAGTGCCGAAGCGTCACTGTTGGATGTCGAAGAGCGCGATGAAGTACCTGAACCTGCAGCTCGTTGTGCTTCTGTGCGCGTCCGTCTTCTGTTTCCCAGTACCACTCTGGCGGTGCGTTCTTCTTCTTGCGAAGGTGCTCGAACGCCTCGAAGTGAGCTTCCTGGATCTGTTCGTCGGTGAGCGCTACGAGTGCAACACGTCCCGCGTTCGGATCCTCTGGCGAACGCTCGACTGCGAGTGCTTTTAGTCGTGGAGGAAGATCGATCTTGCGAGCCGTGGTCTCTGCGCCGTTGAGCAGAGAAGAGAGCAGTGAGAGCCCTCCCTCGTTTTTCTCGTCGCTCACGTTAGACCTTCACGCGCGAGATGCGGCGTCCCTTGAATTGCACCGCAACTTTGTTGGGGTTGTCGACGTCGGTGGTTTGCGAGATGTCCATGAATCTTCCAACCACTTCGATCTGCACTTTTCCGAAGCGAACACCGATCTGCACGGTTTGGTGGGAATGACAGATCTCGTCGAACTCTTCTTCCATGCCTTCGATCGGCACAGCGTTGTCGAAGTCAACGCTCGTTTCCTGTGCTCCATTGCTGAAGCCGGAGAGTCCTTTCGCGAGGGTCTTGACGTCTTTGTCGTTGGACGTGGTTTTGACAGTGATCTGCGAAGCCTCAGCGAGAAGGCGACCGTTGAAGTAGATCGTTCCCGGTCCGCTGTATTCGGGAGCAGTTGCCATGGGACTCTTTCCTTTCTGCTCGCGTTACGCGGCCTGTTGTTGACGCACGTTCGCGCCGAAGATGTGAAAGCCCGGTGCTGGTTCGAGGGGAATGTCTGCGTTCGCTCTCCCTCGTGAGAGCGTGTCGCGCTCTACTGCGAGCTTCGATGCGTGCAGCGCAGTGTTGATGATCCACCCACGCGATGCGAACACTTCGAGCTTCGCGGAGATCCAGCTTCGAATACTCGATGGACTCACCGAGCGTGGAATCTCCGATGGTTTCCCTGTTGGATCATCGTCCACCAGTTTGGTCTTCTTGAAGGCAATTTGCGCATCGGTGCGAATCTCATCTGCGCACGCATCGATGATCGTGACTTCGCTCGTGTCGAGCACTGCGTAGTTCGTTGCACCCGAATCGTCCTTGAAGCGTGTGGTGATCGATCGAGCGATCTCGACGTAGCCCGGTCGCGAAGCGCTCGGAACGAGCGGAGTCACACCGTAGTTGAGCGCCGTTTCGATCTCCGTCGGGAGCGGTTGATCGGACACCAGTTCTTGCACCGGAATCGTTGCGAGCTGCAGTCCATCGAGGTTTGTCGAGGGATCGCTGCTTTCTCCGTCAGTGGTTCCACCAACGGAAGCATCACCCATCAAACGCCCAGCAGCGGCCTGTGCTGCAATGATGCCTGCAACGCGATCGCTCTGGCGGTGCCAGAGAATCTGCGCACGAAGGAAGTTCGCACCAGCAGCGAGCGCTTGGGGTCCGACCGTTGCAGTCGTGAAGTCTTCGGTGTTTCCAAAGACGATCTGTTCCCACAACATCTGCGTGGGACCGGCCTTCGTGGTGAGCAGGGCAATCGCTGCAGCGATGTTCGTTGCATCCACCACCGAGCATGCGATGCGGTGCCAACGTTGTGCTGCAATCGCTGCGAGTGCGGTCGCGAACGTCGTGGTTTCCGTTCCGGAACCAGCAGCGAGGTTCTGTGCTCCGAGGGTGAAGATCGTTCCTGCAACCGTTGCGGCGAGTGATCCTGTGCGCAGTTTCGAAAGCGTGGTGCCATTCAGGATGTCAACGCGAACACGAATCGCGTTGCCACGAGCGCCCGGAGTCTTCGCCGTGAAGGTCACCGTTCCCGTGCTGTTCTGCGCGGTGATCGGTAGGTCGGGAACGTCGTTGATCGCCGCAGCAATGGCCGCAGCTGCAGCGGTCGTTGTGGTGCTCTTCGCGATCACCAGCTCGATCTTCTTTCCGTCGCAATAGAGCGTGACGGTGAGATCCGCCGTGGGTGCAGTTCCGGTGAGTGCGAGCGTTTGGGCTGCCTGTGCAGCTCCTCCTGCAGTGCCGACAGCACACGCCCACAACGTGAGATCGGGTGCTTGATCGAAGGCAGCTTTCGCCATCAAGTGCAGTTCACTTCCACGACCGAAGTAGTTGATCGCATCGCGTTCGCTGAAGAGTTGCAGTGGCGTTGCGAGTGCTGCCGTTCCCTTCGGGAGCGTGAAGGAAGGCGATGCACCTGTGATGTCTGCAGGGATCATGTTTCCGAGCAGAAGAACGCGTTGCTGCGCACTTCCCGCACTCGTTCCCGGTCCACCAAAGATCAGGCTGAGGTAAGCGCCTGGAGTTTTGCGAGAACTCGAAAGTCCGAGGACGTTGATTCCCATGGCTTACTCCTGCTTCTCCGTTGTGGGTGCAACGAGTTCGAGAGCGCCGCTATCGAGCTTGCGCTGGTAGTAGGCCGAGTGCTCGACCTCTTCGCCTTGTGGCATGAGTGATCCATCAGCGTTGACGCCAACGAATCTTCCCATCCAAACGCGGTCGTTCTCATCGACGTACGGCACTCGCGGATGCTCCGCTGTGGGACGAACACGAATCTTCATCGGTTGTTCTTTCAGGAAGTTGGAATCGGAGTGGTGATGGAATCGCGCGGGTTTTGTCGCGGATTCGTGGGATCAGGTGTGGTCTCTGCGTTCTCGCTATCGCCTTCGTCGTTCAGATCCGCAGCGAGGGTTTCGAACGTCGCAGACTCTTGCACAACGCTTCGAGCGGTGAGTGCTCGATCTGCGGTGAGTCGAAGATCGTACACAGCCATCACACCAGGAAACGAAAAGTTGTGTCGCTTGGAAACAAGCTCAAAGGAACTCACGCGATAATGACCGCGTTCTCCCTGCGTTTGCGTCGCTGTGACCGTGGCTGTTGCATCGAGGTTCGCTGGCGTCGATGACCACGAGAGTGGTGCTCCGTTGGGAACATTCCCGAGTGCATCGAGCGTGGTAAGCGTTGCCGTGATCGTTCCCTCTCCAGCACCATTGAGCACAATGTTGGTGCCGTTGGGTTTGTAGGAGAGTGGACCGTACTGCAGAACCGATGCACCAAAGATCGCCGTTGCGTTCGGTGTTCCCGTGACTCGCAGTTGCAGCGTCGCTGGTGGTGCAGCGACTTGCAGACCATTCAGAACTTCTTCAACGGCATTGATCAACGACCACAGACCAGGCGTGGAAGGAGCACCTTGCGTTTCTGCAGCAGCGTCGCGCGAGTCTTCCACCGCAATGGACACAATCCAAGAACTGCGACCGATGCGTTGAGTAACACCGCGCGAGAGTGTTCGAACCGTTGCTGGTTCCACGCGCTCTTCTCCTTCGAAGAAGACGAGCGCTGCGGTCGGTGCACCGAGGGCTTCGAGATCGGGTGGATTCTTCGGACCAATGGGAGCGCGTGTTTGCCCGACGTACTTCAGTGATCCGGGCACCAGCGTTTGGAGCGCTGCGAGAAGCCCGAGACCGAGCTGTGTGGTGGAGGCGCTCATCGAGTGCGAGCACCAGCTCGTGGTGCGACCGAAGCGAAGTCCGAGCGAAGTTGTCCAACGACGAATCGATACCCGAGTTTCATGAACTCGAACTCAGGTCTGTTGTTGACGAAGGACGCGTACGGAGCTGTTGCGTGTGCTCCGCCGAGAAGAGATCCATCGCGTGAACGTCCCGTCGGTTCGATCGCATCGATGGAATCTTCGAGGGTGTTGGTGTGGTTCTGAAACGGATGCGTTTGCTTCGCGCTCTCTGCGATCTTCTCGCCAGAACGCGCAACAAACGCTTCCATCTCAGCATCCGTTGCTTCAAGCAGTCGAGCGCATTTCTGCTCGATGCCCGAAATGTCGAAACTCACGCGAAACATTAGAAGCCCGAGTATCCGCCGTTCGTTTCGTCGCTCTCGCTGCTGATGGATGCTTGCGAAAACAGTGGCGTCGGCGCGTTGACGTACGCTTCGACGCTTGCGGTAGGCTCGCCGGGACCTGCTGGAAGTCGCGCTGTGCGATCCTTCGCAAGATCGTTCAAGCAGGAGATTCCCTGGTCCCAGAGCGCTTTGTAAGGACTCGCTGTTTGCGGTGTGCTCGCTGGTCCTGGTGCCCACTTCGTTCCTTCGAAGGGAACCAGCATCGCGCAGATGTCCTTGAGGTACTGCGGAACTTCACCACTCAACGGATCGCCGTGAGAAGCTGCGAGCTTCGCGCGAATGATCGATTCAGCACTCAGGACGGCAGCATCGAAGACCGCAGTATCTGCAACGCCATCCTTGTCTTTGTCGAACACGCGCAGAAACGCTTCCGTTCCCATGCGTGCAGACATGAACGCTTGATCGATGATCGGCACGCTCACACCACTTCGAGATCAGTACCGATGCGAAGTCCTTCGATCTCTTCTTCGCTCGCTTCGAACTCTTCGCCCGGCATCATATCGCCGCGTGAGAGTCCGAGACGAAACCGCGCACGGTATCGACGCGTTTCCGGCTGCAGCATCGAGGGAGCTTCTGCTTTCGCGCTGGCTTCCATCGATGCGCCCTTTTCGAGTGCTTTGCACGCAGCACGAAGGTCGTCGTTCTCGCGCGCAAAGCGTTGAACGTCCACCTTGAGCAGTTCGTTCTCCTTCATGGTGGAGTCGAGCGTCTGTTCGTACTCGAGCACCTGCGCTTTGAGCTTTTCGTTCTCCGCGCGGAGTTGTTCGAGCGTTTGGGTGTTTTCGTCGCCCATGGCTACTGCTTGACGCCAGCCATGAGGTAACCGAAATCGTTCGCCACGATCTTTTCATCGTCTGCGTACGAGACCTGGTGCATGTCGGAGCCTTGCGGTCCCTTCTTCGGCTCGAACCACGACATCGTGGTGAATCCGCGTGCGCTTCCCACCGGATTCCAGCGGAACGTGCGCGCAAAGGTGAGCATGTTGGGCGCGGGATTCACGTGCAATAGCACGATGGCGCTCGATCCCCACACGCGCGAGACGGTGCCCGCTTTGCTCTGCTTGTACGCTTTCGAGATGAGCACGTTCGCAATGCCGAAGTAGAGCGCGAAGTCCATCGGCGTGAGCAGTCCCTTGTTATTGAGCTGGCTCGCAACGATAGCTTTGATGTCCGCGTTCTCGACTGCGGCATGCCACACTTGGTCGCTCATCACAGCGTGTGTGATCTGCGCAGGAATCGCTTCCATTGCCGTGTGCATGTCGGTGAGGGGAGTTGCGGTCGAGCCGCCGTTCCACTTACGGGTTGCACCGAGCGAAACGGAGTTGCTTCCACCGTAGTTGCCCGAGGTGAGCAGCTTGTCCGCCACGCGAATTTCGCGACCGAGCATGAGGCGCTCCATCACGTTTTCGACGCTGCGAGCACGTGCTCCGAGCGTAGGATTCGCGTTCTGCGTGGTGCGGCTCATTGCTCCCACGAGAGCACGATCAACCACGGAGTAGTTGTCGTTCGACAGCGAGGGCTCGACCACCTTCGCTTCCGAGTGCGGTCCCATCACGTCATCGACGGGCAGGCGCATTTCCTCGCGTCCCCAGAGGTTGTAGCGCGAGGAACGATCGTCGACGAGCTGTGCAGGACACACTTCGTCGGCGACGAGTTCTCCGTTGCGCCAGAGCATCGCCGTCTCGTTGAGAACGGTGGTGGTCGTGACGTCGCCCGGATCGAGCGTGAGCGCGAGCGTTCCAGAGGGACGCGAGAGCGCGATGGGGCCCTGCTTCGCCTGGCGTTCGCGTGTTGCGTAGCCAGCGCGGATCGAGAGCGCGTGCGCTTCAGGATCGATGCCCAGCGATTGCAGTCGCTCTGCGACCACAGGCGAAAGGCCGTACTTGTTCGGCGCGAGAGCGCGTACGCGCTGCGCGGTGTCTTTGATGAGCATGTGTGTTGCGTCTTTCTTGTGAGGAACCGCGATTACGCGCCCTGCATCGTCGAACGTTGAATGCGCACCATCACGACGTAGCCCGCCGTTGCTGGTGCGTACGACTCTGCGATGCCGATGATTTCGGAGTTCACACCGGCTGCTGGTGCAGCGGTCTTCACACGCCCCTGCGTCGCGTCCGCGGTGGTGCTCGCGGTGAGTTTTTCGCCGGGATTGATGACGGCGGATCCGTCACTCTCCACCGGGACAATGCCCTCGATGTACACATCGCCGACCTTGCCAGCCGCGATGTCGCTGTCGCCAGAGACACCGTACATCTTCGCGACGTTGCCCGAGACGAGCAGTCCGACAAGATCGTCGGTGGTGCTGGTTCCCACGGCTGCGACCACGCGACGCTTTGGAATCGTCGACGAAGCTTCGCCGTTCGTGCGCCCTACCGCGAGCGCGTCTTGTTGGTAGTTGTAACCCATGTTCGTGCTCCTTCAGCGCAGCAGAACCGCGCTTACTCCTTGCCTTCGAGTCGTGCGATCGCTTCGCTGAAGGGCATCTGGTAGCCCTGAGCGCGTGCTTCTTCCTGGATCGCTCGTGCTGCCGCGAGCACATCGGCTGCGGGCAACGTGCCGGTGTTCGGTGCGGGTGCAGCGCCGTTGCCTGCCACGCGCGCGAAGCGTTGTGGATCCTGCGCACGCTGCGAAAGCTCCTCGAACGAGGGGCGCGGGTGCGCTTGCTTGAAGCCTGCGAAGTCGTGCTTCGCGTGCAGTTCGAGCGACGCACGCGCAGGCGTCAGCTCGGGCTGCGCTGCGATCACGTCATCGATCCAAGCTTTGCGTTCTGCGTCTTCGCGCTCGACCGCGGCCTTGCGGTGCAGTTCCAGTTCCTTCGTAAGCGAGGGAACCTTTGCTGCTTCGGTGTTGAGTGCTGCGAGCTTCGCGTGCACTTCGGTGAGGGGAGCGTTCGCGCTGAGGTTCAGTGCCTTGCGAACGTCGGTGCCTTCTGCCGCGCGAGACGCGAGCTTATCGTGCGCGTCGTCCTCGCTCGTTGCGGCGATACCGATCAGCGCCGCGAGGGTCAAAAACGTCTTCATGGGGGTGTTCTCCATTTCGAGAGAGCGAGACGCCGCGAGGCGCGGCACGTCCGCGAGAGCTGGGTGTGCGGTGAGGCTGAAGCTCCACAGCAACGCGCCAATCGCGCTGCCAGTCTCCTCATCCACCGCTTCAGGAATGATCGTGACCGAACCGAAGGGCCACTTCGGCGGCACGGTGTTCACTTCGTTGCGTGTGCGCTCATCGAGCGCCATGCGCCCTTCGAGCGTTGCTACGGTGCGCCCGTTGCGCTGCATTGAGCCGACGCGTAGTTGCGTGATCCAGCCGCGAGGCTCAGCCCATTCGGAGGGCATCGATGGATCCGTGTCCGCGTGCTCGAGACAGACTGGCACCTTCGGATAGCGAGCGAAATTGCTGACGCATTGCTCGAACATCGAGCGCGTGAGCGATGCCTTACGCGATTTGAGTTCGACCTCGTACGCGAGCACGTTCCACACGCCACCATCGGCAGCGACTTCCGCACCAAGTTCGACCTGCGCACCAAACGTGCGTTCGCCCTTGGGTTTCGAATAGGTGGTGCGTAGCGGAAACCACTCGTGCGTGTCGGCTGTCCACAGTTCGATCGCTCCGAACGTCACAGGGATCGGATCGAGACGGACCAGTGGTGATGGTGCAGAGGGTTCGAGGAACGCGAGCGTGATGTGCGGCAAGAATCCGTGTTGCTTCGAAACGGAAGCACCCACGCTTTCAAACTGTTCGACCAGTTCCTCGCGGAACGAAGGAAGCAGCGGTAGATCAACGACGGCAACGAGTGCATCACCGTCTGGCGTTGCGAGTCTGCACACACCGTTGATGGATCCAACGATCGCAGTCTGCTCCTTCGCAGCGTTCATCAACACCGCGCGAATGCGTTCGAGCAAAGCGGAATCAAGCGTCCCTGCCTCGCCGAAGTACGCGAGAGTGAGATGCAACTGCTCCGCTGGCATTCCGCCAGGCACAAGCGCTGCGAGGCGCTCTGCCAACGCGGCAGGCGGACATAGGCATGCGATGACGCCAGTGTTCATGGTTGCTTTTGCGAGGGATCCGTTTGTGACGTTGGAGGAGCAGAGATCGAGGGAGCGCTGAGCACCGGTTCCGTCGTTCCGTCTTTGCGCATTGCAGGCTGCGGGATTCCTGACTGTTCGTGCGCCCACTTCTCGGGCACCTTCATGCCTGCAGCGCGCGCCTTCGCGACGCGATCGAGCATCGCCAAGTAATCGGGCTCGTCGGTCTTCGCTTTCACTTGCGGGAGTGGGCAGTCACCGAAGCGCCCCGGATTCGCGCGAATGTACCGAGCGATCAGCCGTTGCAGTGCTGATGCCGCGTACCGACAATCCGCGCGCCAGAACGTGAGGCTCGTGCGCTCCTGCACTTCGACCGCAGCACGCGCACCGGGCTTCAGATCCGAGACCGAATCAACACCGTTGATCGCTTTCGAGATCAATCGCTCGATCGCTTCCGCCGCCTGCAACTGGATCGGATTCGTTCCAGCGAGCGGGAGCGTCAGTCCTTCGAGGCGCGTTGTGTCCGCGAGCACGGCTCGAAGCGAACCACTCACGGCGTCAACAGCGCGCTTCGCAGCAGCGACCTCTTCTTTCGTTGCGTTGCGATCGCCGTTGAGCTTCGAAACTGTACCGTCAGCCTTCGCTCCACCCGCTGCGTAGTACGCAACGACGGGAGGCCGACCGAGCAGCTCGATCGCTGCCATCAAGTCGCGCCAATCCCACACGTAGAAGAGCGTCCACCACACGATGATGGCGAACAGCCCTTCGCGCGTTGGTTGCGATCCTCGAACGCGGGGCCGGTGCTGCAGAAACTTGTCGGGGTGGAAGTTCGAGAGAGGAACGCCATTCCATCGGTCGAACGGACCACCGCCGTACTGATCCCAGATGCGCATTTCCCACGGATCGATGGCGCTCAGGTCGCACGCGTACGAGATGCGTCGAGGCTCGATCCACGCGAGTTCCACTGGAACGGTTTCGCCACCAGTGCGCTCCCACAGAACTTCGTGCACTCCTGCGGTGTAGTAGTGAGCACTGACGAACTCCGCGAGCCATCGATAGGTGTTGCTGTGCTCGCGACCGTTCCACGCTTCGACGAGTTCTTTTGCTGCGTCTGCAGCACGAATCGCACCGCGTTGATTGCTTCCGAGGCCAGCGGTGATCTCGAAGTTCGTCTCGACAACAGAGAGTTCGCGAATCGCGAGCTGCGAATGCAAGTGCGGGTTTTTCTCGCGTTGTTCATCCGCCAGGTCGTTCCATAAGCGCAAATCGCCCTGGTTCCGCTGGTGCAGAATGCTCGTCAGCAATCGCGGCGTGAGCTGGTTGCCCAGCATCGCCGCATCGCGATCATGCCACGGATTCGGCGTCGCGATCTCTTCTCGCAGTTGTGCGGGAGCTGGCCGAGCAACACTCGCGAGTGCGCTCGCAACGCCACGCGCTGCGTCTGTGATGCGTTCGTACAGGCCCATTTCGTTCGTCAGAAACCGCGAGCGTCGTTGTCCCAGCGCTCTTCGCTATCAACAGTCGGTGGAGGCACAGCGTCGGGCAGTCGTGGTGGTGAGTACACCGCGAGTGCAAGTGCATCACCGTAGTCGGGGCTGCGACCGAGCCGCTTCTTCAGTTCTTCTTTGGACTCGATCTTCAGTCGATTGCGAACATCAAACGCATACTTCGGAGCCACGAGATCCGCCTGTGTTTGAGCGTGATCGGGAATCGCTCCGCCTTCTTTGATCCATGCTGCGAGACCGAACGCGATCTGTGCGCGGAGGTTCGAATACGTTTCTGCATCGCTCGATGCTTCTGCCGTCATCACGGCAATCGTTTCGGCTTCGCTGCTACGCGAGAGTGCATCGTAGGGACTTGCACCCACGCCGTTTGCATCGACTTTCACGCGAGGAATCTCCCGAGGAGAGAGACGCAACTCGCGCACAACTTTCAGCACTTCGTTCGCCAGCTCGATTCCATCGAGTCCTCGCCACGCGTAGGGAGCAAGCGCTTTGTTCCCTCGTCGTGGGTAAAGAACCGATTCGTCTTCACCAGAACGCGCAACGTCGAGACCGAACTCGAGTTCTCCCTCTGCTTCGGTCTCTTCCCATCTTGCAACAGCACTCAGAACAAGTCCGAGACCGACCACAGCATTTGTTGATTGCGTGGGAAACTCACCGCCAATTCGTACTGCGAAGAGGGGAGAATCGCGTCCCCATTCGCGAACCTTCTCGTCGATCCATGCCTTTGTGGCAAGACCGGGAACGTTTGCTTCCCCGGTAACGTTGGGACTCTCTTCGGAAGAGATGCGAAGGCAGTGGTAGAACGAGCGTTTCTTGGTGTGGCTCTCGTAGAACTCTCCGCTGGTCTGTGTGGGATTCGAGAGCAGAAGAATCTTTGCTCCACCAGCACGGTTTCCTTCGATCGCTTCGAAGATCGCTTCGGGAATACCCGATGCTTCGTCGAGAATGAAGAGCAGATGCGCACCACTGAATCCAGCCATTTTCTCGGGCTCTTTGGTGGTGAATCCGAGGATCTCGCGGCCATCGCCCCACTGCACGCCGGTGTCGGGAGCCTCTGCGGGCGCTGGGCCTGGCGTCACAATCGCCTCGCGCCAAAGCTTTTTGATCTCGCGCCAGAGGATCGATTTGACCTGCCGATTGCCTGACGAAGTAAGGATGCACCGCGCCCCGGGGCGCGCTTCGGGATCGCTGCACCACCACCAGGCAACCGCAGCGGCAGAGGTGCTCTTGGACACCTTGTGCCCAGAGCGCACGGACACGCGGTCGTGATCGCGCACCGCCTCGAGCAGTTCCTGCTGCCGCGACCAAACGCGAAGCCCGAGCACGTTCCGCGCGTAGAGCACGGGATCGTGAGCGCTCGCGCGAAAGAGTTCACGCTGCGCTCGCTCCGCCCGCGCCGTCTCCGCTTCGATCGCCCGCAGCTCCGCTGGCGAGAGCTGCTTGAGCACCCGCTGGAGCTGCGTCGGAGAGAGCCGCCTCAACGCCTGCAGCGGAGAGAGCCGCGATGCGTTGCGCGAGGCTTGCTGTGTCGACGTTGAGATTGAGTCCGCCACTCAGTTCGACCTTGCGCGTACCGATCAACCCTTGCACTTCCGCGATGCGAGCCGTTGCAGCGATCATGCTCTTCGCGTCGCGCTTTTCCGCAGCGATCTCGAACGCCGCTTCCAGCTTGCGAAGAACCTCTTCGCGCGCGCTCTCACGCTCTTCAGGAGGCAGCTCGTTGCGACCGAGCCGATCGCGAGCTACCTGGACGTAGCGTCGACCGGATCGATACGAACAACCGAACTGCCGCGCGAGCTTGCGAGAGATCAGCGCAGCACTGTGTCCCTGCGCGAGCAGATCGATCGCAGCCTCGACGCGTTTTGGATCGATGAGTCTGCCTGTGCCGTGCTTGCTTTTCTTCGCTCGTTGCTCGCGTTGCTCGCGTGTGAGTTCGGCAGGGTCTTCGGTCATTTGATCTCTCGCGCGAGGCGCGTCCAAACGTGCGCGTAGAGACGCGATCCGATCGAGCGTTCGCGCTCCTCGCGCGCCGCACGCAGAAGCAGGAAGGTCGAGACGCCTAGCCTCGCCGCTGCCTCACGCGCAGATTCCTGCGCCGGGCCCGGTAGCTCGCGGCAGCGAGGGCAGACGGGATCGCCCTGCTCGTCGTGCACGATCGCACGCGCGCCGTTGCACCAGGCGCACAGACTGGGAACGGCAGCGAGGGACATCGTGGGAATCCGCAGTAGCAGTCGGAGTAGAGACGGTGACAGCGAGAGCAGCGAGTCACGTGAGAGCTAGCGCGGAGAGCAGCCCTGCTTCTGCCTCTCCAACAAACGCGATCGCCGCCCGATGGACAGCCTGCGCAGCAGCGGCATCTTCTCCGCGCTTGGTCTCTTCGGCCCGGATCAGTCCCAGTAACGCTGTTGCACAGTTGCGCAGTGCTTGCTCGTGGGAGTCTCCTGTGCCGGAAACGATCGTGGTCTTCGAACGACAGCGACACACCGTGACCAGGCACTCTTTCGGCGTCTCGCCATCGAAGGTGTATCCGAGCTGAATCTCGCACACTTCGTGGGTCAGTCTGTCTGCGAAGACGACCACCGCTTTGATTTCACTCATCATCGCTTACTCTTCGGCGTGCGCCGCGCTTGACGTGCTTCTGATCGATTGCGAGGGAGACGCGCGCTCGAATTGATCGCTTGCGCCTGCTCGCCTTTCACGACGAGCGATAGACCGACGCGCTCGAGAATCGCGCGAGCTTCCTCGATTGCGCTGTGGCGCATTAGTTCGAGATTCGGCTCGTACGCGATCTCTCTCACTTCCGCTCGCCCCGAAGCTGTCGCGATCGCCTCACCGCAGCGCGCGTTTTGCCGCCACCGCGCCCAAAGGGGATGCGCCCGAGCTGCCAGATCGACGCGCCCTGCCCGCGGTGGAATGGATCGGGCGGGTAGAAGCACGCCGCGACGAGCAACAGGAGCAATGTGATTGCGAGTGCCATCGAGGCGTTCGTCCCGACGTCGGGACTGTGGTTGCCAGGGAAATCCCTGGTGGAATTGGTCACGCGTGCCAGGCAAGCACTTCTTACGTCCCGGATCATTCACGCGTGATGGCACAGCCGGGACGAATCGAACGTCCCTACCTCCGGCTCCACCGCATCGATCCTCGCGAAGATCGAT